TCGTATATCTTTCTTTTGTGCAAAGTATCTAAGAACATGCCTTCTAACTCCTCTAAGGCTTTCTCAGCAGCTTGTTTCTGTGCAGTACGCACAGTATCATTCAACTCCTCGTCTTTGGCCATGTGGCGATAAAAGGTAGCTCTGCTTACCTTCTCGTCTTTGCATGCTTGATACAGACTGTGTCCGTCTGTAATCTTTGCTAGTATCTTGTTCTTCTTGTATTTACTGATTGGCATTGTGTGTTTCTATGGTGTTATTAATATACATATATGTGTGCGTGTGCGTGCTGGGCCTGTGTGCCTTTGCAAACACTCCCCCATGCTGCTGCAATGTTGTTGCATTTTTGCAACAATAAATATTTTGTGTAGTTTTTTATATACTATGCTGCGTATCATTGTATCATAAAGTGTTTATAAAAACATATTAAACCTATACTATATATAAGCTGCTGGAAATCAAACAAATAAAAATAAATTGCTGCTATAAAATAATATACTTGACATATTGTAAAGCATAGTTATATACTGTATGTAACTTAACAACAGGAGTTTACTTATGAAAAAAGAAAATTACGATAACCTAAATATTCAAGTAGGTAACACAAACTTCACGCAATCTTTTACTTTAGATCAAGCAAAAGTAATTGTGTGTGCTTTAAGAAGATTGCATTGGGATATTTCTAAAATGCCAAATGATGTTAAAAAAATTAATTTAAAAGATGTTAAAAATCAGTATAAAACAACAATGAATAGAAAAAAGATTTATAAAGAATCTTTAGATCTTGCAAACCACATTGGATTTTTTTCAGCTATTATTGAAGATCATCAAGCTAAAGCCAAATAAACCTATTAAGGCAGCCATAGTGCTGCCTTACAAGATTTACTTGAGTAAATCATAACAACATAGAAAGGTAAATAAAATGCAAACAACAACAATAGATTATATTAAAACTATAACTTTACCTTACATAATTACGTCTAGTCATGGTTATGTAAAAATATCTTATTATGATTTAAAAGGTTTTTGTATTAAATTAAATGAATTTTCAAGTTATAGTTTTTATAATCCAAAAAATGCGTGTGCATATCTTGAAGAAGATTGTGACGGGCCAAAGCTGGTTAAAATTTTAGACAATAGAAAAATCAAAGTTAATTTTAAGGAAGTAATAAAAGATAATTTTATACCAGCAGAGAGTGAAAACTTTTATTTTTTAGATCAGGTAAAGGAGCAATTTTAAAATGAAAGATACTTTTTTAAATAAGAATGAACATATAATCATATCAAAAAAGCAAACAGAAAATTTTGAATACTTGATTGGCAATATCAATGAAGTATTAGAAGAAAATTTTAATATAAGAATTTGCTACGATCAGAACGATACATTTCTAGATATTACAAAAAAGAAAAATGAAGATTGTTTTTCTGGTTTTGCAATTCTTAAAACAAAAAGTGAGGAGATAAACAATGAATAGAAAATATTTAAACATGCACATAGACCAAGCTACACCTAAAAAGATGAGCAAAAGAGAAAAGATTATTTTAACTATAGAAAGCATTGCAATTGTAATGCTTTTTATATTTTTCATCTTTTTATTCTTAATATCAGATATTATTGAAAACTATTTTTTAGGCCTATAGAGAGCATAAAACTATATTTAGGCTAGTCAACTACTAAACTAGCCTTTACATAGTCTCACAAGTCTTTAAATCGTCATTAAACAACATAAAGGAGAGAGAGAACATGACAAGCGAAGAATATTTAAGAAATCAATTCGATAAACTTAAGCAAACTAAATATGGTTTTTCCGTTACAATATCTGACGGAGAAGGAAATTATACAAATCGAATGGAACTTACACCTAACAGAGCAAAAGAAATATTAAAAATATTAGAGGAGAGAGAAGATGACAATACTTGAATTTACAGAAAGCATTTATGGGACATCACAATTAAAAAGTAGCTTTGAAGCTTATAAACTTGCTTTAAAACTTTGTATTATTGCGCCTGATGAAGTTAGAAAAAACCAAGCTTTGAAGATTGCTGAAGTATTAGAGCGCCAAGTAAGTGAAACTGGCATTGAAATGGCTAGAGAAGAAATAGAAAAGGAGTTAACAAGATGACAGATGAAAAACAAATAGAGTTTATGTATAACAAACTACTAGACTTATCAGAGAAACACCAAAAAGATATAACTGTACCTAACATGTGCAGAGTATTAGCTATGTTTCTTTGTGATCTTACTTATGATTGTGCGCCTAGTAGCAATCATGCCACACATTTAATACTTGCAGCTATGCAAACAAAAATAGAGAACAACCTTAATAAATCTGCACAAGAAAATTTTGGTAGTTTTAAGGTTGGCAAACTAAAAGAGAAAGGAAAATCTAAATGAAGTGCATAGATTGTAATAAAAACATACGATATGACGCTGAAGCAATACCATGCGATAGGCAAGAAGGAATAAACCAGCCTTATACTTCTGGCTGGTTATGTTCAGAATGTCAAAAGCTGGAGTGCGACAAGTGCAACGAAAAAGTTTTAGACTATGAACTTAACGAAAATAAAATTGTTTGTTTAGATTGTTTAGAACAAGAACACGCATAATATAGCATATAAGCATAGTATATAAACTATTATAGTATATAAACTAATATATATTTTTATATATAAATATTACTGTAATAGATACTATGCTTAGTATATAAACTATTATAGTATATATGCTGCGTAGCATAGTAGAGAGAGAGTATCATGGAAAGTGAAAATCACCAAGAAAATAATTTTATTGTTTGTGAGAGGTGCAAAATAAATTTGGTTAAAACAGAGTTGATGAATGTTTTTCAATGCCCTATGTGTAAAATTGTAATAGAGAAAGAGCGAAAAAAATGAGAGGGAAAACTCCCTCCCATCTTCTCATCTTAACAACATAGAGTTAGATAACAGAATCTTACTCAAGCTATAACTTAGAAGAGAGAGAAACAAAAATCAATCTTTTTTATCTTCTCCACCAAGCGCACCATAACCACAAATATCTGCCCAGCTATCCACATGATCTGGACTCTTCACTAATCGAGAAATTTTAAGAGCAATCAAACAAAGATACACCATGCGAACTGATACTTTTATGCCAAGAATAGCTGACCACATTGTTGCAACTCTTTGGTGATTATCATACGCATCACCATAATCTTTTGCCCTATCTCCATTAATTAAATCTGCTGCTCTTTTTAAATACCAATCTCTTTTCATCCTGTACACTCCCCACCATCAGCTTGACAAAAATAACCTTGTTGATCGAATACCCAATCTTGTTGTCTGCTTATGTTATCATTGAACTGTATAAGGCCACGATCTCTGTTAAACTTTTTGTTATATTTCTTTTCCATATCTATCCACCACTTCGCCTTCTCTGGATGTTCTTTAAACATCATAGCTAAGATATGCTCAGATTTGAGAAAGCAGCAATCACAATTACCTTTCAGCGACTTGCCTTTGACAACAGGTAAATTTAAATCAAAAGATTGTTTATTCCAAAACAGATTTATGTCATCTAAAGTTATGTTATTATCAACAAGAGGATAGTAACCATAATACCAACCATTGATTAAACCTTCTTTTGTTCTGTGCGCTTCATCTGACCTTATGCCCAAAGCATTATGCCAATACTTCCAATCAAAAGTTTTTAGATACTTAGCAGCAGTTTGTAACTTTAAAACACCTGTGCAAAACCTTTGCAAAGCGTTGGGCAATCTGCCATAACGATCTATCAATAATTCAAACGGTTTGCCATCTCTACTTGCTGAGTTGTGATTTACAATCTTAAAACTATTCTTTGTCTCTACAATGTCATACTCAAGCCATACAATATTAACATTCCATCTATTGCTGCACTCTTGCACAAAGTCTAAAGTCTGCTCCATCTCTCTGCCTGTATTGGTAAAGATAACTTTAGCATTGCTTGGCAATCCATTGTTATCTTCAAGTATTTTATGAAGCATGTAACCACTTGTTCTGCCACCACTAAAACTTATTTGTATCTTTTCATTAGGTAAAACAAAACTCATATCTTTTCCCTAACAATAAAAAACCAAGTATCAATATCAACTTCACAAACCAAATCTTTGTTCGAGGAGAAAGCAGAATCCAATACATCAAGCCTTATAACACATTTGATAGGATGATTGTTAAACTTATAAATTAAAACTGGTTGTCTATCTCCAGCATTGTCAACACATTGCTGCCACCAGCTTGGCTTGTAAGTTGTGCCTTTTTGATAAGCCTTACACTCGATTGACCAACCTGGAATCTCTATATCTGCACCACCAACTTGATACTGGTCTAAGTTTCTTTTTGCATCATAACCAAGAGCATCTTTGATGAGAGAGCAAATCTTTCTCTCAAAACCAGCGCCTTTGTCTCTGCTATTCGCCATACTCAGCTACCCTTATCGCATAAAATAACTCTGCAACAACCTGTGGCACAATACTATTACCGAGTGCCTTTAGCTTTTTCGTTCTGTCTTTTTGGTTTGTGGCAACTCTTGGGATGTCTTTTGGCTCTTCGGAGAAATGTCCAGATAATGCTTCGGATATCCCATTAGCCATGTAACCCATTCTGCATTGAGTTGCCCTGTGTTCTGTTGTTGGTGTACTGCTCTTGGCAAACTCATCCTCTCTCTGTTCTCTTTCCAATTGCTTATGTTGCCTGAATCCTTGTAGTCTCTTGTCGTTGGAGTTGGTAGCATCTTCTGTCTCTGTAACTGTGCTACTGCTGTTACTAGACTTATCTGCCCATCCTTTTCTCTGAGATGCTTCTCTGATCTTGGCCCTCTCTGTCCATCCCATGCGTTTGGTGTTGGGAACATCTGTTGCGATAACTTCTTCCCTCTCTGTCTTAGACCTACAGATATTTTCACTTCTTCCTCTAAAACCTTTCCTCCCTTGCCATTTGGTCTGCTTCCCCCTGTCGTTCTCGGAGTCGGCCATAGTTTCATCGTGTCTGCTAGGTTCAAAGAGTGACTGCTCTTTCCATCCTTGCTCAATCGTCTGTTGTTTTTTGTCAATGTTAGTTCTGCATGTTCTATTTCTTGTGTTGTTGGTGTTGGAAACATCTCCCAACCACTTTTCATTGACGGACTCATTTGATTGGCTGTTGATGTTGGAGTGTGCAATAATCCATACTCTGTCTCGTCTGTGTGGAGCATTTTTACTTGCAGCTGGAATAACAACCGATTGTACGGAGTAACCCTCTTTTTCCAAATCAGTTTGCACTTGTTCGAATAAAATCCCTTGGTTGATGTTAATAAGACCGACAACATTTTCTCCAATGACCCATCTCGGTTTACAATCTTGTATAATTCTAAGCATTTCATCCCAGAGCCACCGATCATCTTCTGTTGCTTTTTGTAGTCCAGCTTGGCTGACTGCCTGGCAGGGAAATCCTCCTGCAACGATATCAATTGTTCCAAGTCTAGTTGCATCTATTGTCCTAACATCATCATAAATAGGAACATCTTTCCAATGCTTGCGCAACACTTGTTGACAAAACTCATCCTGTTCACAAAAGGCAACAGTTTCATAGCCACCAACAAGTTTCTCTGCTGCGTAACTGAAGCCACCAATTCCACTAAACAAGTCAAGTAAACGCATGACCATTTCATTTGCCTACCATATTAAGTTGTGCTTGTTTCATAAAGTCATTAGCCTTAACTTCTCCATCAGTAGCTAACTCAATCTTGTTCATGGTCTCTGGCCTAGGAAACCTTTTGCCTTGCAATAGTAGAGAGATAGTAGACTCATTCATGCCACACATCTTGGCAAATCTATATTGTGAAATCTTTTTGGTTTTTAAATAATCTTTTAATAACATAATTTTTTTTACCACATGCTTGACATAATGTAAAGAACAATATAATAATATATTTGGAGGTGCTTATGACAATACCAATTTACAGGAGAACTTTTGGGAGTTTGCATGAATCAGCAAGCAATGGAAACTTGCCAGAAGATCAAGCGATACTTAAGCTATATCTTAGAAAAGAGCATAGCATAAACTATCCAGATGCAGCACCAATGATGCTTGGTCGTATGGTGCAAAAAGGATTAGATCATCATTTAGGTTTGCATGATTATTCACAGGAACAAGGACAACAAGAAGGTCTTGAGATAAACCAGGCTATTAGAGAAGCCTTGACAGAATATCAAGTATACACACCGAGGACTTGGGATAACGGAAAAGACCAATCAGCCTACGATAGCTTCCAAGACTTCTTGCCTGATATGGTTAAGTGTGCAGCAGAGGGATTGAAGCAATATTTTCAAAATGTCAATGCTATCGAGGGAGAGTTTGCACAAAGATACAATGAGCCATTGATTGATGTACCGATATTATTTTACCAAGATTATTCAGGTGGTGGTAAGCAGATAGACTTGAAGTGCCAAGTGCCAAGAAAAAACCCTACAAAGAAAGATGGCACATTTACTTACTCAGCACCAAAACCTAAGACAGAGCCATCTCCTGCATGGATAAGACAACAAGCAGTTTATTGGAAAGCAACAGGACAGAAACCTGCCTTGCTTTGTGTAAGTGCAAAAGATTATCATATCATTGATGAAACAAATTGTGAGCAACTACAAGATGATTACTTGCAAGTTGCTTATGATGACATGGTGCGTAGCTGGTTAGTGCTGCAAAACAAACTCAAGGATAGTCAAGGCAGTTGGAAACATATTGTTGAAAGAACTAAACTTGATGGAGCAGAAATACTAAACAGATATGGGCCAAATATATATAAACTATCTCAACAACTATGGAGTATTAAATGACAGAAAGACACACACTACACAGAAAAGATGCAAGCGAAACAAGTATTGAAGCTGCATATACTGTACCACTAGGCAAGATGGAAGCGCTTGTCTACAAAACAATAGATGACTTTGGAACATCTGGTTGCATACAAGATGATGTACTAGAAAAACTTAGCAACTATCCTTATTCATCTGTTACTGCTCGATTTAAGAGCCTAGAGAGCAAGAAACTTATAACTAGGTGTAAGACCTTTGCAAAAGGCAGATCAGGCTCTAGGCAAGAATATATGATGTCTAAACGATTTTATGATTTAGATGAGGATTTGACAGAAGAAGAAAAGCAACAAGGAATATTAGGAGTATAG